GCGCGGAAAGGAAGAACATGTGGGAAGAGATTGAAGCGACGCTGAAAATGATATTGAAACCATGGGCGATTGACTTTGTACTGTACCGGGAGTCGTGGATCGTCGTCGAGGAACAGGGAAAAGTCCCGCGCCTTGAGAAATCAAGATATTTCAGTTTCATTGACAGGAAAAAAGAATGGCCATCTGACCAGGTCGATGTCACATGCATGACAGGAGAGGCAGAGGAAACTGTACGGGGATATATCAGCCGGGAACTCGGATTGAAAAGATTCAAGCCGGGAGCGGATGACCCGACAAGCCTGCTAGAGGTGTGGGCATGAGAAGCGGCCTGATGTTTCCAAAAACCAAAAAGACAAAGAGACGCACCGGGAGCCGCGTGGGAAGTATCATGCAGAAAAAGGACGGGAGATGCTGGATGTGCATGAAGATCCACGGAGATAACAGGACACACCCGGCGCTCCATAAGCACCATATCTTTTTCGGGACAGGGCAGAGGAAGATCAGCGAGAAAAACGGATTCTATGTATGGCTGTGCCCGGCTCACCACATCTACGACGGAGGGCCGGAAGCTGTGCATAGAAATTATATACTGTGCAGGATGCTGCAAAGAGAGACACAGGAGAAATGGGAAAAAGCGGGGCACTCACGGCAGGAGTTCATTAACCTGGTCGGGAGATCCTACATCACAGATTGACGCGGCAGGAGGCGGCATGACAGCGAAGGAATATCTCAAGAGGTACGCGGCGGAAAAGAGGGAAGCAGACATCATCGAAGCGAGAATAAAGGAACTGCGCGGACGGCGGGAACATATCCAGTCGGTCCGCTATTCCGACATGCCGCATTCCGGAAAGGTGAAGGACCTGTCAGAGGCAGAGGCGCGGATTGATGAGCTCGTAGAAAAGTACGAACAGAAGATCCTGTCATACATCACAAAAGAAGCCCACATCCTTGAAGCCATAGACAGAATGACAGAGTGGGAAGAGCGGAAGACCCTGATGCTCAAGTATGTGATGGATACCAACCCGGCTACGGGGAAAAGCTGGACGTGGTACGAGATCGCGGAAGAGATAGCGTGCTCAAAGAGGACGGCTCAATACATACATGGCCGGGCACTCCTGCACTTCCACATGGAGTGAAAGTTTGCACACATTTGCATCATGCAGGGTGATATTATGCTATTGGGTTAAATAGTTTCATAGAAACCTCCTGAGAGATGAAGACAGGGACAGGGCGGAACGTGCAGGCGTACCGCCCTGTCCCTGTCTTTGCGAAAGGAAACGAACATGCCGAGATCACCGAGACGACCATGCAGAGCGGCAGGATGCCCGAACCTGGCAGAGGAAGGTGAGATATATTGTCCCGTACATCTGCCACAGCACAGGGCACGCATGGAGACCAGGAGCGCCTCCGCGCGCGGTTATACATACAAGTGGCAGAAGGCTTCAAAGGCATTTTTGAAAAAGTATCCGCTCTGCGCGGAGTGTGCACGGAAAACACCGCCGAAATTTGAAAAAGCGACGGTAGTTGACCACATTATCCCGCACAAAGGCGACCAAAAACTATTCTGGAATGAAAAAAATTGGCAGCCGCTTTGTAAAAGATGCCACGACGAAAAAACCGGTCGAGAAGATCGCGTGACATTTTATCACTACTAAATATAGTCAGACAATTCGAGGGGTAGGGGGGGTTAAAATCTCAAAATATAGCCGATTCCAAGACCGACGTCCCCCCATCGCGTGAATTTTTTGGAAATCAAAAGGGGTATTAACCATGGCAAAGGATGGATCGAACCGGGGCGGACGCCGTCCGGGGGCAGGAAGGAAGCCGAAAGCGCTGGCCGAAAAGGTCATTGAAGGGCGCGAAGTCCAGGTGATGGAGCTCCCGGCGCGTGACATTCCAGACGGTGCGGATATACCGGCCAACGACATTCCGGAACCGTCGGAGTATCTCTCCGCGAAACAGATGGACGACGACAAAGAGTTCAAGGCAGCGGGGATATACCGGGAGACGATGGAATGGATATGTGCCAGGGGGTGCGGGGCACTGATCAATCCGCGCCAGGTCGAGAGCTATGCAGACGCCTTCGCTCGTTTCATTCAGTGCAGTGAAGCCGTATCAGAATACGGCCTGATCGGCAAGCACCCGACGACGGGGGCACCGATCGCGTCACCGTTCACACAGCTGGAACAGCAATACCAGAAACAGGCTTTCGTGCTGTGGACAGACATTTTCAACATCATCAAGGCCAATTCAATGACGCCATATGAGGACATGTCCAACGTGGATCCGATGGAACGGCTCCTGTCGGCGAAAAAGAGGTGAACCGGTGGGAAAATACAGCGATATGTTCTTTGACCCGGGTGAACTCAAAGCCGCGATGAAGCAGGCAAAGGACGATCCGGAACCGGAAACGAAGGAAGAAGAGACGGCAGAGGGAGACGGACAGCCGGATAACGGGCCGGTCAGAGCCGTGCACAAGCGCGGAAACAGACACCTGACGCGAAAAGCAGCAAGCGAAAAGGCCCTCGAAGAGGCGCTGGACTGGCATTTTCAGCCGGGAGACTGCTACCACTGTTTTTCGTTCGGGGACGTAGACTCGTTCAGCTTCTTCAAGCACGTCTTAAAACAACAGAAGATCAAATACGCGGCCCTGTCGACGTGGTGCATGGCGGGAGAAGATGTCCGCGATCTGGTGGAATGGTACCGGCGCGGGATGATCGGGCGCGTGGACTTCTTTTTGGGTGAGATCTTCAGAGGCTCCTACCCGCTTGTTTACCAGGACGTGCAGGAGTTCATCAAAGAAGAGCACGGGCGGATGGTCATTTTCCGGAACCACTCTAAGGTCATGGCCATAAAGGGCGAACGGTTCGACGTGCTGATCGAATCGAGCGCAAACATCAACACGAATCCGAGAAGTGAAAACACCGTCCTGACAGTAGACTCAGACCTCGTTGATGCATATGTCAAGATGTTTTCAGAGATCAAGCCGTTCAACAAAGACGACTATGGGGCGGAGCCATACATACAGGATGAAAAAGCTAAAGAAGTACAGGCCGACAAAGTTTAAAGCGCGGTCATCGCATTATGATCAGGAACTTGCGGACCGCGCGGTGACATTCATCGAAAACCTCCCGCACACAAAGGGGATATGGGCAGGAAAGAAATTCGAGCTCATGGCATGGCAGGAGCAGATTGTCCGGGACGTGTTCGGGATCGTGAAGCCAAACGGCTACAGGCAGTTTACAACAGCATACATCGAGATTCCGAAAAAGAACGGCAAAAGCGAGCTTGCCGCAGCCGTCGCCCTGTACCTGCTGTGCGCCGACAATGAGCAGAGGGCAGAGGTCTACGGATGCGCAGCTGACAGGTCACAGGCGTCTATCGTATTCGACGTAGCTGTCGACATGGTTGAGATGACACCTGCCCTGCAAAGACGGATCAAGATATCCAAATCCACAAAAAGGCTGACGTACCTGCCGACAAACAGCTTCTATCAGGTCTTGTCGGCGGAGGCGTTCACAAAGCACGGACTGAACGTCCACGGAGTCGTATTTGACGAATTGCACGCGCAGCCGGACCGCCGCCTGTTCGACGTCATGACAAAAGGCTCCGGAGATGCAAGACAGCAGCCGCTCTATTTCCTGATCACGACAGCCGGGAATGACGTCAACTCGATCTGTTACGAGCAGCACCTGAAAGCTCTCGACCTGATCGACAAAAAGAAAAAGGACCCTACATGGTACCCGGTCATCTATGGCGCACCGATGGATGCAGACTGGACAGATCCGAAAGTCTGGAAAAAGTCCAACCCGTCACTCGGGGAGACGATCAAGATCGACAAGGTGAGGGATGCCTGCGAATCCGCAAAGCAGAATCCGGGAGAAGAAAACGCTTTCAGGCAGCTGAGACTGAATCAGTGGGTAAAGCAGGCCGTCCGATGGATGCCGATGGAATACTGGGACGCATGTGCATGGAAGGTGGACGAATCGGAGCTCGAAGGCCGTGTATGTTACGGCGGACTCGACCTGTCACAGACGACAGATATTACAGCGTTCGTCCTATGTTTTCCTCCGCTGGACGAAGAGGACAAGTACATATTCCTGCCGTTTTTTTGGATACCGGAAGAGAACATCCAGAGGCGCGTACTGAGAGATCACGTGCCATACGACATCTGGGAAAAGCAGGGGTA